ATATGTTGCTGGCCTGACCTAATAGGAGCTAAATCATGGCTATTTCACGCGCACAACTAGTTAAAGAGTTGGAGCCCGGCCTGAACGCCCTGTTCGGTCTGGAATACAAAAACTATGAGCAAGAGCACACGCAAATCTACGACATCGAGTCGTCAGATCGTGCGTTTGAAGAGGAAGTCATGCTGTCAGGCTTCGGTGAGGCTCCGGTCAAAACCGAAGGTGCTGGCTTGGCTTACGACACCGCTCAGGAAGTCTTTACCGCTCGCTACACCCACGAGACGATTGCTCTGGCATTCTCTCTGACGGAAGAAGCGGTGGAAGATAACCTGTACGACCGTTTGGCTCGTCGTTATACCCTCGCTCTGGCCCGCTCGATGGCAACCACTAAGCAGATCAAGGCAGCTTCAGTGCTGAACGGCGCTTTCACTACCTCGATCGGTGGTGACGGTGTTGCTCTGTGCTCGACTGACCACCCGATCATTGGTGGCCCTAACCAGAAAAACGAACTGGCAACTGCTGCTGACCTTTCCGAGACTTCTCTGGAACAGGCCATCATCGACATCCAGTCGTTGGTTGACGAGCGTAACCTGAAGATCGCAATCCAAGGTCTGAAGCTGATCATCCCGAAAGAGCTTCAGTTCACTGCGGATCGCATCATGAAGTCCACCCTGCGTGTTGGCACTGCTGACAACGACATCAACGCTCTGAAGAACATGGGCATGATTCCGCAGGGCTACACTGTCAACCACTACCTGACCGACCCGGACGCATGGTTTGTTAAGACCGATGCTCCGAACGGCATGAAGATGTTTGAGCGTGTAAGCATGAAGACCGCCTTTGAAGGTGATTTCGAAACTGGCAACATGCGCTACAAGGCGCGTGAGCGTTACAGCTTCGGCTTCTCTGACTGGCGCGGTATCTTCGGTTCGCCCGGCGCGGCCTAAGAGAAAAAGGGGAGCTTCGGCTCCCCTTTTCTTTTATAGCCAGTCGTGTATATTGGCATTATTCCGGGGTTATCCGGCATATCTGACAGTCCCGGCTGACGACATGCAGACAGATATGCCACAAATCTCGCATGTGAGGATATCAAAATGGCAAGAACTACGTTCTCGGGCCCAGTTGCATCTGACAACGGTTTTATTTCGGGCTCCGCTACTTCCCCTATCACAGTCACCACCGCCGGTAACATTTCGAGCGCGTATGCTACGAGCTCGGCAACGACCGGTGACACTCGCTTAAGCTATAACCGTCTGGACATCACTTCGACCGGTTCGGGTGAGACGCTTCGTGCGCTTACGCGTGTAACTGGCGCGGATGCAGCAACGGGCGGCACCGTTAATGGCGCGCACATCTCACTATCGGTCAACACCGGTGGTTCGATCTCGGGCGCGGGTAACGCGTTACGTGTAACTCTTGGCGCAGCCGCCAGCGTGGCTGTAGGCGGCACTGTATCGGCGCTCCAAGTGGATTCGGACATCGGCTCAGCAGCAACTTTGCCTGCCAATGCTTCGTTTATCCGTGTGACTAACAGCGGCGCAGGCACGATCAGCAACTTGTTCAACTTGCCAGACGCGATGGTTCAGGCAATTGGTGCGACCCCAACCACTGCGACGCAGAAAATTCGTTTTGTGGATTCTGCGGGTACTGCTTACTTCCTGTACGCGGTTGAGGCTTAATGAAAATTACCAAAGAGTATTTACTCTCTGAGGTAGCGAACATGGAAAAGCAACGGAATCACGCACATGACGTGGCCGTTGCGTCACAGGCAGCAATTGATGTGTTAAATGCCATGATCGCAAGGCTAGATGCACCAGAGCCAGAGTCCATGGAAGGGGTACAGCAATGAGTTTCGCAAGTGATATTTCAGCAGTAACGAAGACCGTTTCGGACGACGCCATTGGTGGTAGGACTCGTGTGCAGGGGGTGTACTACACATGTAGTGCTACGGCATCGTCGTTTTCTTTGAAGAATGGAAGCACCAGTGGCGGCACGGCGTTGATTACGATCAACACCCCTGCAGCGGCGGGAGCGGTTGACCTCATCTTCCCTGACGATGGCATTCTTTTTACCGACGGTGTTTACATTGATTTGGCAAGCGCTAATGTAACGAGTGTCACGTTGCTGTTCGTGGGCGGCGCGGCTGTCTGACGATGGCAACGAAAAAGTCCAAAGGAATGGGCATAGCTACCTCGGTGAAGTCGGGTAATTTCCGACCCACTAAGGCAGGAGCAGGCATGACGAAGCAGGGGGTTTCTGCTTATCGTCGTGCTAATCCGGGTAGCAAGCTCCAGACTGCTGTGACTGAAAGTGATCCGTCACCCGCGCGCGCGAAGCGTCGTAAGTCGTTTTGTGCGCGTTCTGCTGGGCAGATGAAGATGTATCCAGAGGCAGCAAAGGACCCGAACAGCCGTATCCGTCAAGCGCGGCGTCGGTGGAAGTGTTAAGGAGTGCGTGGTGCAGCTAGTAGAACTATGGAGTGCTGGCCTAACGATTCTCATTGGTATCTTGGGATACGTAATGCATGAGAAGTTCAGTGAGCTTGCACGTATCACTATTTTGCTTAATCGTACCCGTGAGGAGATTGCACGGGATAACGTGACAAAAGCAGAAGTGGAAAAGATTACAGAGCATATCGACCAGCGATTCAATCGTCTGGAAGAGAAGATTGATCGTTTAATTGAACGTCGATAGGAGGACATCGTGATTAGCAAAAAAATGGCCGAACGTATGGCTGCTATGATTAAACGGAGCCTTGATGGCCCACAGGGGTCAGCGCCAAAAGGTGGTTCAGTACCCGCGTTGGCTGCACAAAAAGTGGCAGCAGTACTGAAGGGCAACGCCATGAAAAAAGGGGGCTTGGTAAAGAAGTCCTCGGACACCATGGGTCGTGCTGTCAAGCGTAAAACTGCGGACGTAAAAGGCCGCGCTATGAAGAAAGGAAAGTAATCATGGCTGGACGTGGAATGGGTGCCGCTACCAAAGGCGGCGGCGCAGTAGAGAGCGGTCCTCGTAACAAGATGCTGTCGAAGACGAGCCAAACATCTGGCCCGATCATGATGGCAAAAGGTGGCGACGTTAACCAGCACAAGCGCATGGCAATGGGTGAAGCGCCTGTCAAGATGATGGGTGGCGGCATGATGAAGAAGGGCTACGCTGCTGGTGGTATGGTCAAAAAAGGCTACGCCGCAGGTGGTGCAGTTAAGAAGAAAAAGATGATGGCAGGTGGCGGCAAGGTCTGTTAATGGCCTACCTGATCAGTAATATCCCGTACTTCAAGTGCTGGGTGAGACGTGAATTTACTCACATGCATCAGAAGTACCATGGTGAATACTTGCATGCGATGGCGATTGCGGTAAACACCATGCCTGACCGCTGTTTGAGCTTCCAACTGGTTTTTACCGGTTGTGAGAGCGATGCAGAAGGATCAGAAAATGTGCATGGCGGTGCCATGTGGGCGAGGATGCCGATTACGGCGTTAGTTGGGGACATTCGGTTGGATGAGTGGCCTGAACGTATGCCGACGCATCTTGCCCAGCCATGGGACTGTCCTTCGCATCATCACACCGTAGTCAAGTTTGCCCGCACAGGCCCGAGTCCGTGGTTGTGCAAGATAGCAGGTGAGTTTTACACGGGGCGCTACTTGTTTACGGTGGATTATGCGGAGAGCGAGATTGCCGATTGTCCGGCACAACACAAGCAAAGTCATGTGTTGATGCTGACCGATGCAGGCAAGTGGACAGGGAACATTGTGGCTTTGCCCAATAACCGTGTTCGTGTGACAAGTCCTGCTTATTGGGAGACCGGAAACGGTGCACCTGATTTTAGACCGAGCCAGTGGATTCACTGTGCCGAGCAAGACGATAGTTACATGGACCCTGATGTGACGTTTGATAACCTGTACAAAGAGTAATGGCTACTTCCGGTACAACTGTATTTGACCTGCAGATCGACGACTTAGTCGAAGAGGCGTTTGAGCGTTTGGGCATGCAAATGACCAACGGCAAGCAGCTTTCGACTGCTCGTCGGTCCTTGAACTTGATGTTCTTGGAGTGGGCGAATCGTGGGTTGAACCTGTGGACGATTGAGTTAGCTACTTACAATTTAACGCAGGGCGATACAGAAATCTCTTTGCCGACGGATACGGTCAATGTGTTGTCAGCGGTGATTCGTTTGACTGGGCAGACGCCCGCAACGGACATCATCATTGAGCGCATCAGCCGGGCCGAGTATTTGAACGTGCCAGACAAGACCGTGCAGGCGCAACCTGCGCAGTATTACGTTCAGCGTACAAACGTACCGAAGGTATTCCTGTATCCCACGCCGAATCAGGCGTATCAACTGCGGTATTACCGTATTCGTCGTATGCAGGATGCGGGCGATTACACGAATACAGCGGATGTGAATTTTAGGTTTTTGCCGTGCTTGGCATCGGGTCTTGCGTATTACCTGTCGTTGAAGTACGCGCCTGAGCGCACGGTCATGATGAAACAGTTGTACGAGGAAGAATTTGCACGTGCGGCTGCCGAGGATAGGGACATTGCAAGTGCTTATTTTGTCCCTGAGGTAGGGGCGTAGTGTGGCATTTGCTACAGGCAAATTCTCGTTCGGGTTGTGCGACTACTGTGGTCAGCGCTACCCGTACAACGTATTAAGGAAGAACTGGCGCGGGTTTAAGGTTTGTCCTGACGATTATGAGCCGAAGGAACCGCAGTTGGATCCGCTTCGTTATAAAGGCGATGCGATTGCGATTCAGGAACCGAGGCCGGATCGTGTGGAACCTACGACAGTGTTTGTTGGGATGCCTGCGGATTCGGCGTTCCAGAGTAGAGGCAGTGCGTATGCTGCACAAAATATTACGGACATGCGTCCTTTCCCGCTTCAGTCACCTCCGGTGGGTTATGGGGCGGTAGGGGCGGTAACAATAGCGATCACTTAGCCATGACTTACGACGAACTGGTTACCAACATCAGGAACTACACCGAGGTCGGGAGCAATGTCTTCACGAACGCGGTGATTAATACGTTCATCACGATGGCGGAGAACCGGATTCTTCGTGACATCGACTTGGATGTCTTCAAGAAAGAAGTCAGCGGCACGATGACAATAAACAATAAGTTTTTGTCTACGCCTACCGATATCTTGACGCATCGTTATCTGATGTTGACCGATGCGAGTAATAACCAGCTTTTCCTCGACTTCCGCGATACGTCCTTCATGAAGGAATACTGGCCGGATGGCGCGGACACAGGGACGCCGAAGTACTACTCGGTCTGGGATCAGAACACTTTCTATGTTGCACCGACACCTAACGCGGCGTTCGCGGTGGAGCTTGGCTACATCTATCGCCCAGCGCAGCTGTCTTCCACAAACCCGAACACATGGGTGAGCGATAACGCACCCGAGGCCCTTCTGTATGCTTGCCTGATACAGGCTTACAGCTATACAAAAGGTCCGGGGGACATGTTGGGCTATTTTGAGAATAGCTACAAACAAGCGCTGCAAGGTCTGGGTATTGAGCAGCAGGGTCGCCGTCGTCGTGATGAGTACAGAGACGGCATGATACGTTTGAAAGTTAAATCGGAGTCACCCGGTCCATGATAAACGGCGGCGTATTACTAGGCGACATCAAGGCAGTTATGGTTTCTGGACGTGGATTCACGCCAGAAGAAGTAGCCGAGATGGCGTTGGAAAAGATTGTTTATGTTGGAGAAAGCTCTCATCCGGCTATTCGTGAGCAGGCGGAAGCTTTTAAAACCCAAATACGTGCGGTATTGGTGAGGTACATGCGGCAAGCCGTTGCATCTCACAACACCACGCTTGCAAACCGCCTTCGCGAAGCGGGGCATCCTGAGCTTATAAAACTTTTGGAGGATTGATATGCCTATCTCTGTAACCACTGCCATGCCTACCTCGTTCAAGGTAGAGATTCTGCGGGCAGTTCACAACTTTACCGCTTCTACTGGCAATACCTTCAAGATTGCTTTGATGAAGGCCACTGCAGTAGGTTCGGGAACGTATGGCGCGGCGACAACCAGCTACACCAACCTGACCAGCAACTCGGATGAGATTCCTAACGGTAGCGGCTATACCACGGGTGGCAATACGCTGGTTTCGGTGACGCCTGTAGCGGATGGCACCACAGCGGTGTGCGACTTTGACAACACCACATGGTCTACTGCGACGTTTACTACTTGCGGCGCGATCATTTATAACGACACGGCAGCGGGCGATCCTGCTTGTGCGGTGTTGAGTTTTGGCGGTGACCAGCAGGTTAGCTCGGGTGACTTCCAGATTCAATTCCCAGCACCTGCTGCAGCCACTGCCATTATTCGCATTGCCTAAGTAAGGAAAAAATGTGTCCGTACCTTCAGCGGCTTGGAGTGAATATGGCTGGGGCGACTCCTCGTGGAGCGGCCTGCCTATCTCTGCAAATGGCTGGGGTGCAGATGCTTGGGGCGATAACGGCTGGGGCGGCTTCGTTTCCGGTACGGTCGTTAGCGTCACTGGCGTTGAGGGCACAGGGCAGGTAGGAACAGTAACTCCGGTTGTCACCTACGCCGTAAGTGGCGTAGCGGCAACGGGTGAGGTAGGAACAGTAGGACTGGTTGTTGGTGACACGGTCATCCCGGTTGGGGTGGTCGGAACCGGGGCGGTTGGCACGGTTGCAAAGGTTGTTTCCTACACCGTCACGGGCGTATCTGGCAGTGGCAGTGTAAGCACCGTAGTACCGTTTGTCGCACGGGGTGTGACGGGCGTAGCGGGAACGGGTGCGGTTGGTACGGTTACTGAGTCGGTTTCTTACTCGGTGACCGGTGTAAGTGGCACAGGTGCGGTTGGTACGGCGGTTGAGGTGGTACGGCCTACGGTTTCGGGGGTTTCCGGAACAGGGGCAATTGGCACGGTCTCGATCTCGGTTACAGACGCCGTCATTCCTACGGGCGTGGCGGGCACGGGCGCGACGGGCACCGTGGTGCCGTTGGTTCGGTACGGGGTAACAGGCGTATCGGCCACCGGGGCGGTGGGCGATGTAGCGGTAGCTTCAAAAGTAGTGCCGACAGGGGTCGTTGGCACTGGTAATGTAGGCACCGTAAGTATTATCATCGGTGTGGTTTTCACCGTTACGGGAGTTGAGGGAACTGGTCAAGTTTCCGCACCTACGCCGGAGATTAGTTACACGCCGGATGGCGTAGCGGGTACAGGTGCAGCAGGGCAGGTAGCGTTCCAGATTAGCAGCAACATCACACCGGTAGGGGTTGAAGGTGTTGGTGAAGTTGGTCAGGTTACTCCGTCGTATAACACCGATGTACCGGTTAACGGCGTTGAAGGAACGGGCCAAGTAGGTGATGTAAATGCGTTTGTTGTTAAGAAGGTGTTCCCGGTAGGCGTTGAGGGAACTGGCTTAACAGGAACGGTGACTATTCGGGTTGACAATACCGAGGTGGTCACAGGTGTAGGTGCTACAGGTGCGGTTGGTACGATTGCGTTCTTGAAGTGGTCTTTGATCGATGACGCGCAAACTGCCGACTGGAATGCGGTAAATGATGGGCAAATAACGACGTGGACGGTAGTCAGCGATTCTCAGTCGCCAAACTGGGTAACGGTGGATGACACGCAACAAGCGGCATAAGGAAAGATCATGGCAAGTACATTTAGTACCTTAAAGATTGAGCTTATTGGTGATGGTGAGCAGTCCGGTACATGGGGCAACACCACCAACAATAACTGGGGTAGTTCGAGTTCCGGATCGCGAGGCCTTGAGCAGGCGGTTGTTGGCATGGCGACGTTGATAACGGCGGACTTCTCGACCAATGCGTACACCATGCCGTATGCGGATTCCAACGCGGCGCAGGACTTCCGTGCGCTTGTGTTGAACATTACCGCGACTTTATCTGGTGCGGGCACGGTGACGGTGCCTGCGATTGAGAAGCCTTATCTGGTCTTCAACAACTCGGTAGGCGGGTTTGATGTCACGGTTAAGGTAGCGGGCCAGACAGGTATCACGATACCGAATGGCAAGAAAGCCTTTGTGTACAACAACGGCACGGACGTAGGCGAGACGATTAAC